AACAGGAATAGCACCCACCTAATTTTTGTGGGGTAAAATTACTTACTATCTATAACCCGGCAGCGGTCAGGGTAACGCTCGCTTTCTTTACCTTGCAGGCGTTAATCGCTGTCTGCTGTGCGGTAGACACCGGCTTATTGGCATCGCTGGTGTTATCTACATTTCCAAGTCCGACCTGGGCTTTGGTCACGCCATGTGGGTTAGCCTTATCGGAAACATGGGTATAGGGTGCCTGCTTCACATTGTCCACATTGCTAAGGCCCACTTGCGTTTTGGTTACTTCGTGGGGGTTGGCCTTGCTTGCGATATGGCCGGGCACATCCGCCAGCGCCGCATTGAATGCCGTTTCCGTACCGGAATAGCCGCCCTCTACGGCGGTCTGATAGGCGGATTTACCATCGGCACCGGCTACGCCTGCGGGGCCTTGTTCGCCCTGCGGGCCAACGGGGCCTTGAATGCCCTGAATACCCTGCTCACCTTGGGGGCCTGTAGCGCCGGTAGCACCAGCCGGGCCGGTAGCGCCAGTCTCACCCTGTGGGCCTGTAGCGCCGGTATCGCCCTTTTCGCCTTTGTCACCTTTAGGGAGTACAAAATCGAAAACCGCAGCGGAGGTAGTGCCGCTGTTGGTGACGGAAGCAGCAGCGCCGGAGGTTACTGTACCTATTTTAATAGTAGCAGCTGCACCGTCAGCACCGGGAGAACCGGCTGGGCCTTGCGGGCCTGTTGCGCCTGTCGCACCCGTGTCGCCCTTTGGGCCTACTTCGCCCTGTGGGCCTTGGACACCCTGCGGGCCTTGCGGGCCGATGGGGCCTTGCAAAGCGCCAACGCTTACCCAGTCATTGGCCGTCTCGCTATAAATGTAGCACTCGCCATCTTCCTGCACATAGTACATCTTATCGTTACCGGCTGGGATTGCGTTTTTCAGCGCTGCCAGTGTAGGATAGCTGTCCTCGATATACAGGCTGGTGCCGTCTTTACCTGCGGGGCCTACGGGGCCTTGTGGGCCGATTGGGCCTTGCGGGCCTTCCGGGCCTCTGCCGCCGGGAGCGCCTGTTGCGCCGGTGTCACCCTGCTCGCCCTTGGGGCCTGCGGGACCAGCCGGGCCTTGTGCGCCGGTTGCGCCTGTGGCACCTCTTGCGCCGGTTGCACCGGTATCACCCTTGGGGCCAGTATCGCCTTTATCACCTTTGGGGCCGGTTGCGCCTGTGGCACCGGTAGCACCGGCAGGACCCTGTTCGCCTGTTTCGCCCTTGGGGCCTTGGATGCCCTGTACGCCTTGAATCCCCTGTGGGCCTCTTGTGCCTTGGGCGCCCTGCTGGCCCTGTACGCCCTGCGGGCCCTGCGGACCTCTTACGCTTACCGGCTGCGGGGCTATCGCCGTATCCTGTATGGTAAAGGACATGACACCATCGGCATCTACGGTGGGAACAATGACGGGGCCGGTGCTGCCGGTTTCACCTTTGGGGCCCTGTGCGCCGGTATCGCCTTTTTCACCCTGCGGGCCGGTATCGCCTTTCAGGCCGGTAACAATGGTTTCGGAACCATCATCGGTTACTGTGCCATTGGCGAATTTCAGGCGGCTGCGCTGCGGCGCTACTGTGCCATCCGGCGCTATGATGATGTGGCCGGAAGAACCGGTGGCTTCCCATGTCTCGCCGTCATTGCTGGTTTCCAGCACCTTGTCGCTGTTCAACCGGATGTATTTCACATTGCCGGTGATGATGCGCTTGGCCAGCTCCGCCTGTACGGTACTGGCATTACCTTTAATATCTGCTGCGCCCATATTGCTGGCAGCCGCCAGTGCGTTCAGGGCATCAACAAGGCTGTTATACGCAGGGATTACAACCTCACGCACCACAGCCTCTACGGAGAATTGCATTTCATTGACGGAAAGGTTCGGGGTGGTGTCCTGCCCGATTACCCCAACCCTGTTGCCGTCACTATCGGTAAATACTGCATCCGGGGTATAGGGATTGCCGTCGGATGCTTTGATCTTTTCAAACATAGCTTACCCCCTGTACTTTCTCGTTTCTCGGTACTCTACTGCAATGTTCTCGATCCCGAAAGGCTCCGCATTGCCATTGGAGAAGCGGAACCGCACTTTATCAAGGTTGCGCATATCCAGCTTTCGGCCCAGCACCTTCGGGGTCGTATCCGTACTCCATGTCCACTTCGACCAGTCTATATCCTCCCATGAGAAGAAGCGGGCAGTTCTTGCGTCGGTCAGAATGGAGATCCATTTGCCGCTGCACATCGCATAGGCGTTTACACTGGTGCGCACAAAAGCGGACAGCCTGCAGGCCATGTACCGGAAGTGTTTGCTGGAGTAAAAGGTCTTGCCATCGATATCTGGGGTTTCCCACTGGCACCCTACTGGTGTGTATGTCTCCCCGTCCATCGTGTCGTTGTAGGAGTTGGGAGCGGTCTCATCGGTATTGAATTTGCATACTTTGCCGTCCGCCGTACCAAAGAACAGTTCGCCGTTATCGTCCCAGATCACCCTTGCGGGGATTCCGGTCAGATAAAAGCACTCGTACTGGTAGTTGGAATACGGCTCCCCATCCTCGTAGTGCTTTTGCAGCAGGTCAAGCACATACACGCCAGCACCGGCCGCAATGAAATAAAAGTCCTTGTGTAGGCAAGCGTAGGCATCGGCGATATTGCTTTCCGAAAGCAGCTTCGGATTGATATAAAAGCTGCGGCTCTGCACATAGCGCTCGCCGGTCACATTGGAAGCAGTCAGTGCGAAGATGCCGGTGGAGGAAAGGAACAACGGCTCGTTATCGGTCGGGACAAAGCTGTGCGGAGCGATGGCGCCATGCCCTGTGATGACATTTCCGGTCTTAAAGGCAAAGGTCTCCACGCTGTTGCCGAGATCATCGGTCCCCGTTACCGTGGAGCCGGTGCGCACATACACCGCGCCGGTGGTTCCGCTCTTGTGGGCCGCTATCCTGTCGCCCACGATGGAATAACCTACAATGCGCTCGCTGTCCTCGCCCAGTATCGAATAGGATAGATCGGAAAAATAGGAAAAATCATTCTGCGCCGACCAAAAATCCCTGTTCTTAAAGTTCGGATCGCCGGTCACAAATAGCCGGGTGCCCGTCTCGCCATACACAATACAGGTATCGCAGTTCGTAATGCGGCTGCGGCTCTCGCTCCTGTCCTTGGATGCAGTGATATATACATTGTCCGCGCCCTCCAAAGGGGATTTACCAGGAGCGGCTACGAATGTCACGGTGCCGCTGGTGCGGTTTACAGTAAAGTCGGTAGTCTCCACCTTGTCTACGAAGGAACCGTCAGCTTGCAATATCTTTGCCGTTACAGGTGTTGTATCCAAATTTTCAAGGGAAAGTTGGAATACTGTTGCTGCTGCGGTCTTCTCTCCTACATAGAAAGATTCCGTCCACTTATCCGACATGAGGTTGATATCCTCATAAGTTGTTCCGCCGGTACCATCCGGATTTTTATTGATAACGATCCTCGGTACATAGGCGCTGTCCGATACATTAGCCACGGTAAAGGTGTCGTCACTGTGCGTTACCTTGTAGTAGTGTGCTCCATCCAGCAGGTACAGCGCTTTATCGAAGTTCTTGCCAACCGAAAAGGCATCGTTCATGGCGGAAGAGATCAGCGTATCGCCTGCATACAGTTTCGTGCCCGCATGGATAATATCTGTCCCATCCAGAGAGAACCGACCATTGATACGGCCATCGTATACCGCCGTTTTGGCAAAGCCAAGGCGCTTTCTCACGCGGCCGGGGGAGGAACGGATCATGTTCTCGCAGTTGGGGCTTCTTCTTGGGTCGATATTGGTTGCGCCGCTGGAAAAGTCGCAGCCATAAAAGTCGTTAATGACCATGGCATTGGTCTTTACCACATCAGCGCTGGGGAGTTTTGCCGGGGAATATCTCATTTGCTCCCCTCCTTACATCATGAATACGGTTTCAATTACTTGGTGTTTCTCTATGTCCTCGTCCGTCATGGCGCCTACCATCTCTGCAAAGCGTCCGGTGAGGAACTGATTCAGCGCCAGTGTTTCATCAATGCCGCTTGTGGCATCAATGGCCAGCCGAAGTGGAATCAGCGGAACCGCCTTGGGCTCCACCTCTATCTCGGTCGCACCGGAAGCGCCTGCAAGGGTGGCGTGCCGGTGCTTATACTGGATATCGAACTGCCCGCTGTAATGGTACGGGATCGCAATATGGTATTCACCCAGCCGCCGGTAGTCGGAAAAGTCGCGGAAGGTCACGCCGTCACCGGAGAAAAGGATTTTCACCATGCCGTTCATCTGCTGGGGCAACTCATACGGCACCCATGCTATGTGCTCCGGGATTTCTACCAGCGGGAATGCATAAAACGCAGCGTTTCTTACCTGGAATGGGTACTGCGATTCCAACTTGATACTGCCGTTAAAGCTGCCGGAAAGCCGCTGGAACTCAGGAGCGGTGATCTGCTGCCGGGCCCCATCGATAGTCGCTGTTAGAACACCGCAAATTTCAAGCGTGTAGGCTTTTGCATCACTGTTGGTAAACTCGTAGGTATCACCGGGATAAACCGTCTTAGCTTCAAAATGGGAGCCCTCCATGCACCGAGGCATGTTCTGAACGATGCTGATGGATTCGATCAGCGGGAACTGCGATTCCACCATTGCAACAGCACCGTCCAGCAGGTGCTCCATTCTGTCCTTGTAGTCGGCTATAAATCCGTTGCTTGCGGCAGCGCCGTTTACGGTGGCTTCATCTATCCACCGCAGCGCACCGTTGATGGCATCGTTCTTGTTCATTCAATCACCCCATGTACCCTGCTTCTTCAAGGATGCGGGCAACTTCTTCGGGTACATCCACCCATTCGCCACGCTTGATCTGATAGGTGTAGCCGTTGATGCACACAGGCACTACGACATCTTCTTTGTTCAACTTGTCCTTCGGCAGACGGATGCGTACCTTCTTGCCCTTGGCGAGTTCCTCGCCGGTCGCTTTTTCTACAATCTCTCCGACCATGTCGGGGTTCTTAATCTCTTTTGCCATGTTAAATCCTTTCTGTAAAAGAAGGGAGGGGTGGTAACCCCTCCCTTGTATTTGGTTAGGCAGAAGCCATGGACTGGATGCAGACCATTGCCAGCTCCTGCAGGCGAACAGTAACCGCCATCGCTTTCCAGCCGACACTCGCGCGCTGGTTCAGGGGGTCCTCAGTACCGGCGGAGCCGGTGGGCTTGATGATGATTTCGGGCTTGGAGGAGCCGTTCACATCGACCACGCCGTAAGCGTCCTTGCCTACGATAAGGGTCTTATGCAGGGTACCCGCAGTAGCGGTCGTTGCATCGGTGGGGCACATGGTGGTCAGGATGAAACGGACACCATGGATACGGCCGATCTCGCCCTTCATGATGTTCTCTGCACCATTGTACTTAGAGATATCCTGCCACAGGCTGTCGTTCTGCAGGTCGTATGCTACACTGGGATCACAGAAGCCGATGTAATAGCCGCCCTCCAGGGGCTCGGCGTTGTTGTTGCGCAGGGTGCGCACCGCTTTCTTGATCTCCTCGCTGTTTACCACCTTACCGGCGGCAATAGCGGCAGCGGAAGCAGCGCCGCCAGCAAACTGCTGGGAAGTACCCTTGAAGATAACATCCGCGCAGCGGGTCTCCAGGGTCTTGGCGGCGTTTTCGCCCATCAGCGCAGCGGACTCCGTCAGGACGGGGTCGATGCCGACCATGCTGATCTTGTCAGACAGGCGGACCCAGTTGCCCTCCTGCGCCACGGTAGCGGTCACAGCAGTGATGGAAAGGGTGGTGCCGTCAGGGGTCACGCCCTCGGTCAGGGATGCCGCAGGGACATCAAGGGAGTTGAAGCGGCGGAAGTTGATGGTGTCGCCCTCGTTCTTCGGCATGGGGCGCTTCTGACCGTACTTGAGGAAGGTCAGATTGGGCAGCAGCCGGGACAGCAGGGTACGATCATAAAAGGTTTTCTGTTCAGCGGTAAGATTACCGTAAGTCTGGGTAGTAGTAGCCATAGTTTTATACACTCCTTAATTTTTTAATTCCCCCCGGAGTGCAGCTTGATACAGCTTTTCAAAGTCTTTGTCCGACATCTTCATGTAGTCGGCTTCGGTTTCGGGGCTTTCGCCCGTCAATGCTCCGGGAGATGCTTGTGCGTTGTTGTTGATTCTTCGGAGCGTGTCTTCCTTTGCCTTGTTTGCAGCATCGTTGGCGAGGTCAAAATAGCTGTTCGCCAGAATTGTGTTGAACGCTGCATCCACGCTGCAGGGCGTCCCCTGCTGGGTGCAGTAGTCCATCAATTCAACCACTTGGTCTTTGAGCTTTGTGAATGTCTGCCCTCTTACAGGGTCAGACTCCAGTTCTCTCATGCGCTCATTGCTCCGCAAGCGGGCAATCTCCTCTTCCAAGGATTGATTTCGGTAAGCTGATACGGGGTCGGTTTGGCCGTCCTCGTCCAGCCGCTGCATCGCAACAAATGCTTCGTACTCCGCCTTTGTGGTGATGGGTCTGTCATTGTCATAATGATTGGTCAGACCCATGCTGCGTACAAAGTCGTCCACGCTCTTTTGGGATGCTTCTTTGATTCTCCGTGACACACGCTGTGTCTCGGTCGGTTCTTCCTGCACCGCAGGTTCTTCCTGCTCGACAGGCTCGGTTTCCTCTACTGCGGGAGAGGAGTCGATATCTTCTTCGATATCTTCATTAGCAGCAGTCATAATTTCTTCGTCCATAAATTCCTTTCTGTGGCGAGGTTCGGTTTGTTCCGTTTAGCAGCCACTTAAAAATTGGTTATCCCTCCAAGGGGTTGGTCACATAGGTCGGTGTTCTGTTGGTGCATTTGGGGTTTATGCACTCCAACTGCAGCTTGATAAATGCCTTGGTCTCGGTATCAGGGGATTTGTCCCCGGTGAATGTAAGGTATTTTCCGGTGATTCTCATTTCGGCTTTACAGTTTGGGCACAGCATTGTTGCCACCTCCTGTGAACTTGTCCATGACGGTCGGTGCCTTCGGCACATCCGGCAGCGGAACTCCGCCAATGCCGGAAACGCTCTGTACGCCGTTCACTTCTTCCTCCGGAACGCCAGGCATTCCCACCGCTTGCGGCTGGGTTTCCCGCATTCGCTTGAACTTCTCCTTGAATGGAGCTACATTCGGGTCGGACAGCTCGATGTACTGGTCGATGGAAATGTCTCCTCGGTCAAGCATCTTGTCCAAGGTGGCCTGTGCCAGCACCGCAGAATACTCGGACGATGCGCCGACATCCACCTGCAGGTCAAAGTCGTACATCGCATAGTCCGTACCGGTAAATGCTCTGCCGGACACCTCGTCCCCCATCTCAATGACGATTTCCCGCTTGTCGGAGCAGTATGTTTTGAAAAACTCCATCCAAATGCGACCGATCTCCTTAACTGCGTGCCAGTATCTGCGCTGGATCTCGTTGACCGGGGTCTGCGCTTGGTTCTGCAGGGCGATGATTGCGGATGCAGCCATGTTTGCACCCAAGGACTCGCCGGTCGTTACCTCGGTCGTGCCTGTTACTACACGGGTCAGGTCGATCATGTCGTTGCTTACCTGCGTTGCCGCAGAGGAAAACGCAGGAGGCTGCAGGTACGAAATGCCGCCGTTGGAGTAGTCGGTGACGATTTCCCCCGGCTCGTTGGTCAGCGGCTGCCGTATCGCTCCGGGTCTCGCAACAATCTTCGGAAAGCCCATCTGCTGGATGGCCAGCGCCTGCATTCCGTACATGAAGTTAATCAGTTTTTGGTTGGGGATAAGCCCCTCGATCTCGCCGATGCCGTAAAAACAGGCTTTCCGCAGTTTCCAGTTTAATGCCGCCACAGGGTACAGTTTGATGCGGACACGGCTGCCCCGCGGGGTAAGCGGTACTGCTTTGCATATCTCCACGCTGCGGGTCGCTTTGTCAAACACGACCTCACCGTTCTTGCGGTAATACTTGGTCAGCACCGTGACCTTTTCGTTTTCCTTGCCGTCCAGCTCGATTCTCTCGGCCTGATAGGTGCTTGCATCCTCAAATTCATCGGGACAGATGTTCGCGACCTTTTCTGCCGGCAATCCCCTGTCCTTGGCCATCTTTCGTACAGCGCCCAATTTGAGCCGCTGGGCGATGATGAGGTAGTCCTGCTTCTGCACATCCCGGAGCTGCGGGTTGGCTACAAAAAAGTTAAGAGCATCCACGGTTTCCCCACGAAGCTCCCCTACATATTTGTCGCCTGTTACGCTGGTGTCCCAGTAAAAGTGCCATATGCCTGTGCCGTTTGTCGCTGCATCGTCACACGCCTCGTTGCACAGTTTGTCCATGTCAGCCCTGTCCCAGATCGTCCGTGCGTACTCGGTGCAGTTCTCGGCGGCGTCCTGATGCATCTGGTCAAGGATTTCGTTACCGCTGGCGCTGCCCTGTCTGTAGACGATGCTGACAGGCTGGTCAAGCACGCTTGACCGCTTGCTGCGGACGATCATGTCAACGATGTTAAGGACGGGTCTCGGCAGGTTTTTGGTGCGCTCTGTCGCTTGTGGCCACTGGTCGCCCTCCTTAAATCGCACAAAGGTCGGGAATTTGGTGCTAAAGCCCATCTTGTTGTGGTACGCTACACCCTCTCGGTATAGCGTCCACAGGGTTACATCACTCATATCAATCCTCCGGGCCGTTAAGCCACTCGTTGAATATCTTGGTTGCATACTGCTCCTGTGCCGTTTGGTCGTCCCCTAACGCCCACAGGATCAGGCGTTTTAGCCATCGTCTTACCATACCTGATATCCTCCTTGTTCTTCGGTCTGCCGCAGCTCCGGCGGCAGTTTGTACTTTGTAACCGGCGGCTGTCCCGCATACGGTCTCCCGCTGCAAAAATACCTGATTGCATCAGGTGCATGGGTCAGCTCGTGCGGCTCTGTCGCTACATCGTTAGGCTTGTGGTCATCATACTGGACCATCGGCAAACAGCGGATGACCTGCTTACAGTTGCGGAAAAACCGAAGCCCTGCTATCCTCGTCTTGTCGCCGGTTATGATATCTCTGCTGTCCCTCGGCTTGAGCCACTCATGTACATCCTGCCATCCGTTGATGCGGTCGTTGTCCACCTTGACCAGCGGAATGTCCTGCTCCATAAATATATCTGCTACGCTGCGGCCTGTGTCGTTACGCCTGTTCCACAGGTCGGGCGGCGCAAGCCATTGCTCGATCTTATCGTCCCCGTTGGCCTCCTTGATCCGCATGGCGGCATCCGATGCAATCAGCCCTGACTCGTATATCTCTCGGTACACATAGCCGTTGCCCTCGCCGTCAATGGCAATCCAGTATCCGGCCAACATATCAAGGCCGTAGTCCATCGCAAAGTAGCGTCTCCACCAGTCAGGTATCTCGATGGGGTCTATCACATGGATATCGTCGCGCCACTCGGCAAAATACTGACCTGCAAACACATTCCAGTCACCGTCCAGCCATGCTCTCCGCATATCATCCGGCAGCGTCTCCAGCATCCGCACATATTCTGGATCCTTATCCACCAAAACCGTGTTGTCGTATACCTTTGCAGGGATAAACTCGTAGTCATCGGGGTTTTCCGCCGCCGTATAGTCCCGGTCGATAAACAGGCGCTTGACCCACGCATGGCCGACTCCGCCGGGGTTGCAAGTCAGATACATCCGATGGGGGAAGTCGTTGGCTCCACGGTTACTGGCCACAAGGTTGTTGTACATATACTCGGTAAACTGTGTCGCCTCGTCCAAAAACATGATGTCGTACTCTTGTCCCTGGTACTGCAGCACATCGGCCTCTGCCGCACAGTATCCAAACCAGATGCGACTGCCGTTCGGGAATATCATGGCCTTTTCCGAGTCTCGATAGGTTGCTATATCGGGTTCCAGTACCTTCCGCAGCTCCAACACATGGTTTCTCCACAAGTCTCCATATGTCCGGCGCAGGATCAGTATCTTGATGCCGGCATAATTAACAGCAAGCATGGTGGCCTTTGCTCGCACCACCCAGCTCTTACCGCCGCCTCTGGCGCCGCCGTAACACACCCTGCGCTTTTCGGACAGCAAAAACTGCTCCTGCTTGGGATTCGGTGTGCCTAAATTGACCGTCATTTGGCGTACTCCTTGCCATTGCCCAGCACGATCTCGATTTTGGGTATCTCGCCACCCAGATCAATCGGCTGATTGGCCTTGCCGTATACTCTGTCTAATACGGTTTCAGCGCACTTTACCCTCGTTTCGGTTTTCTCATTTGTGTTGTTGAGGGTATCCACCAGCAGCTTAACTGCAGCAGGAGTAGCCGCTTTCAGCATCGCTCTGGCGTCTTCGGGGATTTTCGGTCTGCCACTCGGATTTCCGCTTTTCCCTTTTTCAAACGGCTTGCCCCATGTCTTACTGTTCTTTTCGCTGTTACCTGCCATCTTCGGCACCTCCTTTCAAAATTCATCCCGCCCTATCCCTCCCGGTGTCTACTATGCCGGGCTACCAATTATTGTTACCAAACCGTGGTTATCCGCTTAGTGCCTGTCTTGTTCCCGCACAGCAGGAGCGTCTGCGGCTGCTCATGGTCGCTCTCGCTGCTGGGCAGCAGCATCTTCCTGGCTGCGTAGCCTCCGTACTGCTGCCATGCGGTGCAGCTAACCACTACCAGCTGCTTGGTACGGATAACATTGTTGTTACTGTCCACCACGATCTTTTTGGGCTTACTGATGGTGCCTTTGTGGGTATGGCCAACAATCAGAGCGTCAATGCCCTCTATGGTGTAGCCGAAGCGCTCATTGCGGTTGACCGTTGCACCGGTGTAAATGCCGCCGCCGGAGCCATGGGTAACAGCCATCGTATAGCTGGTGATAGGGATATCTCTTGTTACCCTGCGCCCAATCTCCAGTTTGAGGAATGCTATATCCTCGGCGTAGTAGTCCTCCATGTCCAGTTTGCACATGATGTCGCCCATAATGTCTTGGTCGGTGTCCCTGGCTGTCCTCGCTTCGTGGTTACCGGATACCGCGCAGAGTATCTTATCCTTGATGGGCGTTAGCATTTCCACCATCATCTTTTTCTGCTCCCGCGGGCGGGTATAATCCTCAAAGGGGCTTCCCACCGCGTTCCGGGTATTGTTGTTGATGAGATCGCCGCCAAGGATGAGATAAGCGTCCTCCCGCTCTACCCGGCGGCAGAATGCTTGCCAGCCCTCTTTATCGTGTAGGATGCTGCCCAAATGCACATCAGATACCGGATATACCTTGATGGTGTCGCTCTGCGGGATTTTGCGGACTATTAAATCCATAGGTATCCCCTCCTTTATAGCATAAAGAAAGAGAGCGCCTTTCGGTACTCTCTGGCGGCTTTTTGTAAGGCAGACTATTGCGAACTTGCGGTCTGCCAGCGCGGCACCTTTTTTACGAAGGTCATGTATCTTCGGCCAATGGGATAACGGGGCATCGGCGACCCCGTAAGAAGGAGGTAAAACATGAAGGTGGAGCACCCGGTAGGGCTTGAACCTATAACCCGCTGCTTACAGGGCAGCCGCTCTGCCATTGAGCTACGGGAGCAGATCGCCGGGATTAGGGGCCCGGCTCCCCACCAGGAGGAATGTCAATGGAATTTTGTGTTTTACCACGATATTAGTATACACTATGTTAGGCGTTATTTTGTCCCGAATTTGTCCCAAGTTTTACAGCTCGGTCATACCGTATCGGCAAATGGTGTATCTCTTGATGGCCTCGTCCATCCTGCGGTACAGCTCCGACCTGCTGATGTGCAGCTCGTCACATAATCTATCGATTGCATTGTACTCACGCCGCATGACGGCCACCTCAAGTATCCTGCGCTGCTGGTCGGTCAATATCGACAAGCCACGGTCCATCTGCCGCACTTGCCACTTAACCAGCTCGTGATTGACGGTTAGGTTGTCCCTATTGCAGATGGCGTTTATGATGCGTTCCTCGGAAGTTGAGCTGCCGCCCTGTACAGGTGTGGCGTCCATTTTAGGCGACCTGATGCCCTCCATTCTGGCGGTCAGCGTATCGATCTCGTCCTGCAGGCTGTCGATGGCCATGAGCTTTTCGTAATACCTGCCAAGCTCCCACTTGCAAGCCTTTTTGTAGTCAATCATATTTCTCCCTCCTCCGGCGGCTCCTTTTCCGCCCGCCTTTTTCCGTATGCGCAGTAGAAGCTCGGCGGCACTTCGCAATCAACGCAAACGCCGTGGGAGCAGCACAGATAGCTTATTTCATCGTAGCTGTATTCGCAGTCCTTGCATCTGACCACCGGCACCGCATCAACAGCTTCCTCCGCCAGCATCTTCATCCACTCACAGTCGGTCCACTCACGGTCTGCAGGCTCACAGCCCATTCCCGGATACATTCTGTCGCAGATACTACAGATAATATCCACTGCAGTTTCATTTTTGATGTATGGCTTAATCATAGACAGCCTCCTTTTCGTCCATCTTTGCACCGCAGTTGGGGCAGTAGTGGGTTTTCACGACCGTCCCACGCCCGCAGCGTTCGCAGCTGTATGTGGTGTGTGGAATTGGCACACCGCCCGATGGTGTCCATCGCCAATAGGAAGAATCTACGCCTACCCACCACCCATGCACCACAGGTGCAACATCAGCGGCGGGAGTATCTGCCAGCACTCGTTTTGCATCTGCCATTGTAGCGTTTGGTTCGGTTACTTCCAAGGCGGTCAACTTGGCAATCGCTGTTCCCCGGTTAATGTATTCATCCATTTTCAGCACCATCCTTTCTTTCGCCGTAGGAGCAGAAACCGTCCGGCGGCATCCTGTACTCCTCGTCGTACCGAGCCCGTCTATGACACCACCCAGCCTTGATGTTCTTTCCATCTATGAGTAGCGATGTCTTTCCGTAGTTCTTGAAGTGCTTACAGTCCTTACAACGCGCCACCGGTGCAACATCAGCGGGCTGGAAACAATCTACCTCATCGAGCATATCGTCAACCCAACAGGCACGACACCAGCACCCGTTGTGGTCTTTTCCCTCCGCCTTGCACGGCTTACAATAACGCTCCTCAACGCTTTTCTTAAACGCTTCCCGGTCAATGTATTCAGCCATTTTCAGCCCTCCTGTTCCATGCTTCGATTGCTTTTTCTTTGCTGGGCAGCCCAGATACTTTCATCTCCTTTGTGTGGAGGCCATCACCAGCCCTATATCTCCCACAACCGGCAGTCCACCCAAAGTCTGCTCTATCGTAGGTATCGTACATATGGATAACAGTTGCAACTCCACCGCACTCAGGGCAGCGTTTCAATTCAGCCATATCACTCAACCTCCTTAGCCATCAGCAAATCCTTGTAGTCCAGCAGCAGCGCCCATATCTGCTCCGCATCGTCATGGTCGAGGGTGACTGCACCCTCTGCGTCAACGGCAGCAGCCAGCCGGTCTATGTCCCGGATTACTTCGTAGTAGTCCTTTACGGTCATTGGCTCACCCTCCAAAATTCTCAAGATAATATTGCTTGCCGTCCTGCCAGCCTTGGTAATACGCTGACTGCTCCCGGCGTTCCTGTTCCTCTGCGGTGATCTCCGCCTGGGCCACTTCATCCAAATGATTCCACCTTTCGGCCGAAATAGCCGATAGAACCATTATGCAGAAAGCAGCTAAGATTATCGTAACTGCCGCTGCCGCCCAGTTCCTCATAGCGAATCCCTCCTAAATCCGAAGAATGTCTTTATTTGCGGCAGGGTCTCCAGCCTGTGGCCATCTACCGTTATCAGCGCTGCGTAGCCCCCGCCTATCCAGCCATCGTGCCAAATCTCCCGGGCTTCGAAGTAATCCACGCTCTCCCGTCGCTCCGTGGTTTTGCCGCATATCCTTATCTCGATGCCGATTTTCCCATCCCGGCGCTTTATCCAATTCTTGGGGCGCTTATACTTACCGGATGCCGCCGCATCCTTGTAGCATTGCTTTGAGCAGTACTTTTGTCCTGGCTGGCCGAAATAGTCCTTCCCGCAGTATTCGCATTTCTTCGGCTCAGCTTTTTTCATACTGCTTTTGCGGGCCCGGATGCTGTCCATGGCCTTTTGGCACTCCTTGCAATACAGCTGCCGGGTGTTGGTGCTGCCTATCGGCCCTCCGCATCTCTTGCAGGGCCGGTTGGGGTCTCTCTTGATTCCATAGCGATACAAGATCGATGCCACAGAGCCGTAATCAAGATCAAGAATTAAGGCAATCTCCCTGTTGGTCTTGCCCTCCCGCACCAGCTGCTCCAGGAGCTCCGGGTCGTTTGAATTAGAACAGCCGATTTTGGCGGTAGGAGACGCTTTATCGTATGACATCATAACTCACCACCTTTTCATGCTCGGCCATCTCTGCGCGCATTTTTATGGCTTTGGTGGCAGCGTTCCATCGCTTGATAAATTCCTCGGCGCTTTGCCCCTCAAAAAGCGGATTCTCCCGCTCTATTTCCGTTCCGCGTTTACCCATTGTGTTACCTCCTCTATGTCAATTTCTGTTCTTGGGTTTTTTGGGTCATATGCCCCACGCAGCCGCAGCTCGACATGGTCAAAGCTATCATCGGCGATTACTCCACGGTGCACCAGCCCGTCCATCAGCATCTTGCCGTTGTAATTGTCTGGGTCGTGCCTGTGCCTGGTTGGGAAGTAGTAGGTGATGGTCACCACCGCCTTGCCCATTGGTTTGCACTTGGGGCAGTATGCAACAAACAGCTGCAGCCAGCGCTGCTTTTCTGCCCGGTACTCCCAGCCATTCAGCCGTCCTGCGTACTTGTTCAAAGATGGCGGGATTTCGGGGATCGTGATTTTCATGTGTCCTCCTCAAATCCCGGCAGGACGGTTTGCCCTGGAAGTATGCCGTCCTCCATCCACCAGTGGAACACATCAACGCCAGTTTCGTCCATCTCCACCCCTCTGGGCATACCCCGCAGCCGCCTCATTTCCATCATCTTGTCAAATGCCCTTATGTACGCTTTTTTGTATGTTGGGTATCTTGCGAACTCTGCGTATCTATGCTTTCCTGCCATTGGGCAACCGATGCACCCGACACGCTTCCAGCCCTCCGAGTACAGACTGCACAGTTTAACTTTTTCCCCTGTCAGGAAGTCCATGACATCATTTGTCTCCCAATCGATGATTGGGTTTGAAACTCGTTTTCCTTTCATCGTGCAAGTTTCAAACAGCCGCCTGTCCTCGTCGTTATCGTTGTTTAGGAATATAGACTTTTTCCTCCTTTTGGAAATAATCTCTAGCGCACCGCGACTTTTCCTCGCGGTGCTTTCGTCCCACCTAACGCCTGTTGTTATCATTCTGTCTTTCCCGCCGCCCTCTTTTAGCTCATCGCAGCAGTATCTTACAAGGCGGGTCGGTGGAATTAGCTTCCTCGGGATTAGGTTCCACATTGTTGTGCGTGTGCCGTCCGGTTGTGTGTGATAATCTATTTCGCATTTAATCCCTGCGAGTTCAAGTTCTCTGAATTTATCACGCACATGGTACACCGTTTCCGGCGCGTCTGCTGTTGTGTGACTATGCTGCACCTCGAATGGTATCTTTGCAATCTGTGCAAGGCGCAATACCGTGTCACTGTCTTTCCCACCGCTGTATGTTACCAGCAGCGGCTTGTCGTACAATGCCTGCGACATTTCAGCGGCTTCCCGTAATCTTTTTACGGCTATGTCAACTTTGTCACTCATGCGTTCTCCTCCATCGTCCGCTGCGCCAACGCCAGGTCATAGCTGGGCAGCTGCTTTACCTCTGCCATACCGGCCAGCTTTGCCCGGATATCCGCAGGCAGGGCTTGCATTTTGCGCTCGCTCTCCTGCCTTGCCCGGTAGCTGCGCATAAAGTTGGACTGTACCACGCTCTGCACTGTCCCGGTGTCCATGCTGGCCCATTCCCGCAGCTGGGATGGGTGTCCTACCAACCGTTGTAGGTTCTCCGGCAGGGCTGCAAACTCTTTCTCGCTGTTGTAGCCGCTGTTCCGCAGGGCCTTGGCAATCAGCGCCCATGCTTCCCACTCGGAGAGTTCCGCCGGTCTGTTGATCTCACCAATAGCGGCTATGATAGCCCCAATGTGTGGAGGGAAGCCCTTGCGGTCGCTGGCAATGTGGGACTTAACCGCCGCTGCCACAAGGTTAGCCGGGTAGTCTGCCAGCATCTCCGCCCACAGATTTACCACCGCTTCGGCATCCTGCCGCTTCATGTCCCGGTAATAACCGGGGTATGCAGCCTTCAAAATCGACATGATTGCAAGTGTTTCAGATCGGGTCATGCTCTCCCTCCTCCCTCAACATCTGCAGGAACACATTGTCGGTTCCGTCCTGTGCCAGCTCGTCCTCCCACCTGCGCTGGTTCAGCCATGTCGCAGGGTTTGGTATGTACTGGCCGTTGTTCTCCCGCCATTGGCGGCTCTGCTTCTGTGCATTCACAGCGGCTATCATGCGGTCAAAGGTCTGCTTGTCCGGCTTGATGCGCTCAAAAGCCTTTTCCGCTGCGCCTTTGCCGACTTTCTTGGGATATTGCGCCCAAAATTCGGCAAACCGGCCCCCTTGGGGGGCATGGGGGGTACTTGGATTCGGATTCGGATTCGGATTCGGATTCGGATTGGATTCAGGCCGCAGCTCGCCGCAATCCGCCGCAACTTGCGGCAACTCGCCGCAGATTTCCGCAGACGGTGTAGAGCCGCTGCTTTTGGGCGGGTCGGGATATTTGGGTTTGCATTCTCGTATCCTTTGATGTTCGGCCCAAGTCGGGAACCAAAAGTAGGGCTTCCCGTCCACCTCGTAGAGGGAAACGCAGCCTTTGGCCGCCAAACCGTGGAGCGCATCGTTGATATCTTTTGCAGTAACCCGTTCCCGAAGCGGGAATGCGTTGCCTTTGATGATTGCAGGTCGGGCATCTCCTCGTCCTGCATCGTCTACCGAAACAATAAGACTTACCCAAAGCCGAAACTCGAAATCCGTTAAGGATGCTATCTTGTCGCTTGTGCGGAAGCTATCCTTTATCAATCTATTCGGCATTCCTCCTCACCTCCTTAAACTGCCATTTTGCTGAAAAATGACACCATATTGGAGATGTAGTCCCATCTTTCTGTAAACGCATGGTACTTGCTGGTGATCTCGCCAACGCTAATCTGTTTGTTGTTTATCACAAACTTGCTTGGGACAACCATTACTTGAGAAACATTGTTCTCACCATCTAACTCGCACAGTATGTACACATCGCAAGTGGCGAACGGTTTTTCGAGGTTAAATGTGTAAAAGTTCCCATGGACTCCGTGATATAGGTGGCTCGCTTTTACATCTACCTTTACACACCCATTTACAAGGATGTCATATGGGAAGTTCTGCGGCATCCTATCAACAATGAACCCTCTTTCTACAAGCACATCTGAAACAACACGCTCGATTGTTTTGCCGGTTTGTGTTTCGCTTTTCTTTACCTGCAGGCCAAGTTCATCAGCCAAGTTGTACCATCCAAAACGCTTTGTTATTACATTTGCAAGGGCGCAGTTTCCAAAATAATCCTCGCATTCCTTTCTGCTCGGCATTCTGTCCACATCAAGCTCTTGCATAACCTCTCTGATTTTTCCTATGACAAGTTCTTTCGTCCACTTCATAAGCCCTCCTGTCGCTTTTTACTGGGAAGCGTAACCCTTAATTAAAAGGGAGGTCATTATCGTCCTCGATTTGTTCAAACCCGCCGTTTTTGCTCTCTGCAGGCTTTTCCTCTGCCTTTCCGGTAGATTTGCTGCCGCCGAAAAGAGCTTCCTCTGCGATAACCTCGGTGGCGGTGCGCTTGTTTCCGTTCTTGTCCTCATAGTTGCGGACTTCGATGCGGCCGACAATGGTAATGAGGTCACCCTTTCCGAACCACTGGTTTACGAATTCGGCGGTCTTGCCCCATGCTACGATGGGTACGAAGTCAGTCTTTTCTCGGTCACGGTTGCGGTCTACCGCAATGGTAAAGCTGCACACGCTCTTGCCGTTCTGGGTCTGTTTCAGTTCGGGAGCCTTGGTCAGCCGCCCATTAAGGATCGCTTTGTTCAGCATTCTGTTTCCTCCAAATAGTTAGTGTAGAATTCCTCCCGGAACATCGGGATAGTGAAATCGTAGTTGTCGATACAGGCTTGCTCGCCCAGCCGGTGCAGCCAGTCCATCACCTCGGCACAGCCGTGTGCGTGTGTCAGGTGGCATGGCGTGTGGCACAGGGAAACCCAAAGCCCCATGCGCTTGCTTTTGCTCCGCATGGCGTTGCCGAAGATTTCGTGCCGGTCGAGCTTTACGCCGGAGCGCTGGCACAAAAAGCACTTGGATGTGTCGGCCTGTACGATGCTCGGAGCGTAACCGTTTCGGTCAAGCTCTGCGCCCCATTCGTTTTTCAACCGTCACACCTCCCAGCCTGTCCCCATTCTCTGCCGATTTGGTTATCGATGATCCTGATTTGCAGTTTAAGGCTGTTGATGGCTTCCAAGTTCGCCTTGTAGACTGCTTCGGCAACATCTCGCTTAAACCGTGCTTCTGCCACGCTCGGTATCCCGTAGCAGGTCTTGTCGATCAGGCCGATGGCAACACCTTCGTCTTTCAGCTTTAAGCATTCGGTGCGGAGAAGGACTTTATAGTCCCGCTCCGCAGCAGCATACTCGCTTCCCGAATTTCGCAAGGTCTTAACGGCTGTATTAAGCTGTGCCGATTTCTGTTGCAGCTCGGTCCACAGGTCAAGCTCCATTCTTCTCGGCCTCCTTTTCGGCGGCAAAGGCTTTCTTCTGGCAGTTCGGGCACAGCTTGCGGCCGAACCGCTGGACGCTGTATGAGGCGATCTCGCTTACAGGCCAATACTCCCCGTTGCGCTTGTTGATACCGGTGATCTGCTGCCCGCAGTCGATGCAATACTCGGTAGGCTCTGGTTCTCTTTCTGCACCCTCCGGTAAGTCCTCGCCAGCGTAGATATACAGGCCAAGGCCATGACGGGCACAGGCTTTTGTAAGGGAACGCTGGATTGCCTTATTGGCATCGAATGAGGTAACATCACTGGCCGGGATTGAGCGGTTGCGGTTATCCATGACCGGCAGATACTCGATGTGCTCAATGCCGTTGACGGTTACGCCAGTCTTAACCCAGCAGGTCTTACCGTCTGTGTGGTAAAACAGGCCGTTAGCATCCTCGTAGATGGTATAGGTGGCATCCGGGTGCAGCTTCTTGATTTCTCCCCAGGCCCATGCCCAAGAAAGGTATGTAAGGCCATTCTTCTTCTCTGTCTTGTCAGAGCAGTTGATGCTGTTCAATTCTCGAAAGTAGTTCTCCATAGCTCCTCCTTAATATCTGTCTGGTTCTTCATCAAAGTACCTGTCAGCATCCGCATCGCTGGCGTCAAACCGCTTAACACAGTTTTCGCAGCCAATGACCATTCCGTCCTTAATGTAAATGGTCTCGTTGATCTCGCAGCCGCACTCCGGGCAGATGTGCGGCTTATCATCGTAGTTATCCACACAGCTCGGGATTGGCCTATCCGGGATATTGTATGGGTTCATGCTTCCACAACCTCCCCGTTTTTCAACTTGACATCCCTACCAGAATCTTGTATATTGGTGGTGCTTAATCTACCTTTGCCCTCATTGGCTTTTGCGGAGCCGGTGGGGGCTTTTCTATGCCTGTACTCCTCCTGCTGGCGGCGGATACAGCGCAGAACCCAAGCTGTGAAGTTGCAGTAACCCATTTCGATAAGCTGCTGACGGAACTCCGCCATATTCACATAACCCAAAGGAATACGCACAGACAGCTTATAGTTTGCTTCCCGCTTCCTGCCGGGCTTTCCCGCTATCAGCGCTTCCGCTTCGGCAGTCCTCCGGATGCCGTAATACTCCGGCCGTTTGCACATACTGTCCAGCGGCTTGGTGTAACCGGGGAACTTCTCACGGATAACTGCTATCCTCTCGTTCTGCTCCATGGTCTTACCTCACAAGCAGCAGGATAGCCGCTGCTGCGAAGATGGTTCCCATTCCGAGGACTACGGCCAAGGCTTCCTGCAGCCACTCCTTTTTACTCATCTTCCTGTACCTCCTTTTGCGGAAGCTCCGGTAGGGATGCCCACCACTGGACCTTGATAGCGCAATCCACATTATCTCTGCTGACATTGAACATCTGATGCTTGGTGCTGAATGGCAAGGTAGCGTATCTTCCCGGATTTGTCTGGCACAGGTAATGCCCGTCCTTGCTGGGTACGATCTCATCCGAGTTAAACCACCGGATAAAGGTGTTGGTTGTTGCTTCCATGTTGTTCCTCCTTAACTTAACCATCTTGCGAAGCTGGGCAGGCTGATAAAATACTGTCCGCGCTTCCCATTTGTCTTTTTAAGCGGGATACCGCTGCCCATCAGCGCTCGGTAGCCCATTCCTGTGTACTGCGAAACCTCTGTGAATGAGAGGATTTCCTTGCCGGGGAACCTGTCCATCAAGCGTTCGAGGTTGTCCCGGTAGCTCTCCTTTTCCCTCGGCATTATCCTACCTCCTTTTCCTTAATAAGCTCGTCCAGCGCAGCGTTAAAGCGCTGTTCCGCTCCCTTTGGGCTGCGGCGGCCATTTAATATCGCACACACATACGCTTTCCCAACGCCGAGTTTTTCTCCGAGCTGAGCCATTGTAATCTTGTTATTGTGCATCTTGCCGACCACATCGCCAGTCCATTGTGCAGGCATCTAAACTTTTCCCCCTTCTTTATATATTGTGTTGCAAAAGTTTACACAAAGTGTTATCATATCCTTGCGAGGGAAAATGAATCATGGCACATTGAGTGCCCGCTTTGTGTTGCGCTTGTTGCTTATGTTTTCATTATAGTGTAAACAAACGCAACAGTCAAGACGAAGTTGTTCCTTTTGTTTACTTTCTGCTATTTGCACAAAAAGGGTGTGTTGCGTTTGTTCTATATCAACTATGTTGCTCTTTGTAATAAAATTGGGAAATCTCCATCTGCTGTCGCCGAAGAAATGGGGTTTATGCGTTCCGTGGTTACGCGGTGGAGCAAAGGGACAATTCCAAGGCAGGCAACATTGCAAAAGGTCGCTGACTACTTCGGCGTAAGCGTGGATTACCTTTTGGGAAAAGAAAAACAGCCCACCGAAGGTGAGCTGTCCGGTATTCGGAAAGACCTTATGGATTTCGCAGATACTTTGACAGATGAGAAAATTGAGAAATATCTTCGTCTAATGAAAACTTTAGAATCCGAAGATATTTAACAAGCTGCTCGTCAGACATCCGTTCCACCGCCTTTTTGAATTCCTCCTTTTTCTCCATTGGTGCTCCTCCTCTTTTGTCGATTATTGTCAAATAAAAATCCTTCCAAATTCAGTCGGTATTTGGTACAATTCAATTGTAACAAATTGCATTGCCAATATGTACTGACAAATGTTGCGGTTTCGGCGTAAAAACTGTCATGTTCTTCGGGCAAAAGTGTCCGGTAACAAAAAACAGGAGATGAGTTTGTGAATTCAGACGAAGAAAGGAATTGGGATAACTTTTTATTGGAGGTAGCCGCAAAACGGCAGGAGCATGGAATGACCCACAAGGATTTGGCCGACAATGCCGGGACAGTTGAGAGGACGATCTCCCGGCTGCTTTCGGAGCCGACCAAGAACCCGAGCCTTTTTCTCGTTGCTTCCATCTGCCAAGCGCTGCACATATCTCTCGACAAGCATTTCGTGAAGGAAGTCTACAACAAAGACGACAGCCAGAGCAGCGAAGAAATGATTGCGATGCTGAAAGAGCAGGTGCGCCAGCGCAGGAAGCTGTCCAAAACACTCTTCGCAGTTATTTTTGCCCTGCTGGCGATGATGATTTTATACCTCGTCCTAATCGATGCAAATAACCTTAACTACGGTTTAATTCGGGATTAAGAACAGTTGTTCTTTCCAAATATAATCGTACACCGTTTTGCGTACAATAGAAAGGACTTTGGATCATGAAATACATTTCGATTGTTTCTTTACTGCTGCTTATAGCGGTTCCAGCCATCGGAATCGCCTCGTTCTTCTGTGACTGGAGTATGGTGTTGTTTTACACCTGCGCAGGCGTAACGCTGTTTGGGAGCCTCGGTGAATGGGCCACCGACAAGATCAGTTTCGTTTGCGCTGTCATTTGTGTGGCAATCTGTATATTTGCGATGCAAGAGACGGTTGTTGTTGAAACATCGCTTGGTATAATGGCTGCAAGCATTGCCAGCGAAACGGTTGCGTTTATAAGACGATTGGTGACAGCTCACCAATAAAAATACCGCCCCCGGCAACGAGGGCGGTTAATAATAGGAGGAGAGAAAATGCAAAAAGATTTAGGAATGAAGTGGCTAAAGGTTTGCAAAATACTTTGGCTGATTGGCGTTGCTCTTAGTCTTTATTCTATTTGGATCACACTCATAGGCTCCACTATCGTGTTTAGTGCATTTCCTGCATATACCGTGATCTGCATAGCATTGTGCCTCGTCAACTCATTTCTTACCGTTCTGGCGTACACTGCAGTCAGCAGCTTCTGTGCTTCTCGTTTCAAGTACATAATTGCGTTGTTTGCTATAGCGCCTATTTCGGCAGGGGTGAATGCCTATGGTAGTGTAATTATGGCGGACTTAGGCACAAAACTTGCGGTGTCTGGCGTCTTTTTCTTGATAACCGCATTAGCATGGTCACTGCCAAATATCATATACTTTATGCACAGAAAGCACCTATTTACAGGGACAGACCCAGATAATTACACCGCAGAACCAATTAGCCCTACTGATGCCAGATCGGAAACAAAAGCTGCAGAGGAGAAACCCCAACATGGAATTGAAACAAGAAAAGTAAAGGTTATACCGGTAAAGATGGGGTCAGAGAAACAAGAGGGCAAAGCGAAGCAATCGAAAGGAGAGCAGCAGGAAAACGAAAAACAAGTAGTTTCCGTCAAAAGCGTAAAGAAAAATCCAATTTCCCTCTATGTATTTATCATTTTGTTTGTGGTTGCGTCCGTAGTGTGCGTATGGCAAGCCGCTCAGCTTTCCGCCGCTCGCGACGATGTTACAACTCTTCATGGCACCGTCTCTGCGGCAGAAGCGAAAATAAAAGTGCAAGCGTCCGAGATTGAAAAGCAGAACAGAATTATTGACGGCTTGCACGATCAAATTGATAAACTTCATGGAGAGGTTAATAGACTGCTTGGATACAGGAAGTATCTAACGGTTGCGGACTTTGAAGACCTTGAACGAAGTTACCAAGAAAGCCTTGATGAAACCCGAGAAATAACCAGAAAGTACGGATAAAGGTTTCGGCTCATACCGCTATATATAACTGGAGGTATACGAGAATGCTCTGTAAGAAGTGCAAAAAGGAATTACAGGATGATTGGCTCTACTGCCCTTGGTGCGGTTTGAACGCAAAAAAAGACTCACGCAGAGCGATATCGCAGCGAAAAGACGGGACATACCAAAAAGCAATCACAATTGATGGGAAGCGCAAGTATTTTTACGGGAGATCAGAAAAGGATGTCATAAAGAAGATTGCAGAATTCAGCAGGGAGGCGGAGAATAAGCGGTCTGCTGCATTTGCCGTCTATGCCGAAGCGCTTGAGCAGTCTTGGGACAACCTCGCATACAATTCCCTTCGAGGGTACAAGCCTGCGCTCGTGCGATGTGTCACTACCTTCGGGAAAACGCCTGTCGCAGACATCACGCCGATGCAGGTAAAGGGTTTCCTCGATAAGGTTGGAAAGACATTCTCACAAAAAACCGTGAACACGCAGAAGAACATAACGAGTCAAGTGTTCGACCTCGCCATCCTCGCCGGGGACATACAAGTAAACCCGGTCGCAAACATAAAAGCGACCGGGAAGAAAACAAGCGGGCGGGAAGAAGCATCGCAGGAGGATAGGGAGAAGATCGCAGCCCATTGGGACGATTGCACCGTATCACGACTTGGTTACTTCATTATGCTGACCGGGCTTCGTGTGGGAGAAGCACTTGCTCTGCGATACGAGGATATCGACAGGGATAAAAACCAAATCCATGTTACGAAAAGCGTATACTATGTCGGCACTGCCCCGCACATAAAAGAGCCAAAGACGGATGCAGGGGTCAGAACGGTGTTCCTTCTGCCGGATGTCGCAGAACGATTCAATGGGAAGAATGGTTACATCTTCACGAATGAAAAGGGAGAAATCCTTCGAAGCAATGAATCGTCCCGCAATTGGAGAAAATGGTGCAAAAATTACGGAATATGCTGCACATTCCACCAGCTTCGGCATAGCTTCGCAACATCTTGCTGCGAGGTAGGGATTGACAAAGCCGTTATCCAAGAGATGATGGGGCATTCCTCCTACATCGTGACGGAAAAGTACACCCATCTGCGTGACAAAATGTTGGAGGATGCACAGGCCAAATTTACTACATCACTTTTACATCACACGGATGCAAATACAAAGCAATAAACAGCAATAAACGCAAATTGCCGAAATGGAGAAAACCCGCATGAACAAAAGAAAAACCCGCAGAAATGCGGGGTTTTCTTTGGCGGAGATGGAGAGATTCGAACTATAAATAAACATAGTGTTCAACAGAGGTTTCTCCATTTGTACATCACTTTTACACACCGCTGTCTCTTATCCTCGGTGTTTTTCGTATGCGTTGCCCGGTAAAATACCCCCTCCGTAATTGGAGGGGGTATCTCTTTACCACACCTTCTCTGACACTCCGAGTGCCTCGTACAAAAGGTGCTTTTGCTTTGTGGTCGCATTGGGTACGGCCTTGTCGATAGCTTCTTTCTTTTTGCGGCTGGCAGAGTTGGTAATCGTCTTACCGTTCTCGTCCTTGTCGCCGGTGATACCACGGGCTGCAAAGTATGCGGCGTAGTATTGGTCGTAGGTAACGCCCTGTGCGACATACTCGGCTGCCTTTTCTCCGACATCCTTGTTGTATGTCTTTAGTGCGTACTCCGCGCCGAACGCCTTGCGGTTTGCTTCGCGCTTCACCACATCGCTGTCTGCACTTCCGATGCTCTTTGCGGTTTCCTCGTAGGCGCCGACGGTCAACAGGGCTTTTCTATAAATCTCGTTCCGCAGCTCTAAGAGGTCACGGGCTTCCTCCCGCTTCTCCTTGCGGGTCTTTTCGCCGCTGTTGTAGATTTCCTTGAGCTGCTTTGTGATCTCGGATGCGGCCTTGCTCTGCTTATACAGGTAGGAGTAGGTTGCATCATCGGCTGCTGTCGCAAGCTCGGTCTCCTTTACCTGCTTGGCTTCATCCAGTGCATCATAGAAGTCGCTGCCCAGCCGGTTCTGCCGGACGCTATCTACCACGAAAGCCTTTACCACCGCAGGGACATCTGCTTTCTTGGAAAGCGTCGGGAGCAGCCAGTCACCGATAAAGCCGGAATACTGGTCGATCAGGTAATTGACCTTCTTCGGGGAAAGCCCTTCGATGCCGTTTTTCCCATGACGAGTAATTTCACCAAGCCAGATGGAAAACGCATCGGTGCTTTCATCGTACTGCAGATAATCCGGTTTTTCCTCCATGTAACTGGAAACGATGTCGCCGCCGTACCAGGTCTTATTGGTGCTCATCGCAGTAATCCCTGCGAAGATGTTATTGGTCAGCGGATTGTTCGGTGCAATCTGCTCAATAGCGAAAGACGGATAACCGGCAAACGCGCTGCTCGCAGGTTCCCCTTTCAGCCAGCGCCACATCCGATTGGTGAACGCCGTAATAACGGAAGGTTCACGGCCCATCGGAACCTTGATAAACTTATTGTCGCCGATTTTGATGAGGATGTTGCTATCCTTGATGTAGTTGGAAAGCTCCTTGTAGTCATCGTCCTCTTTCAGCCCATCATACAGCAGGCCCATAATGATACCGGGTGCAACGCCGTTGATAAGCAAGCGGGAGATCAACTGTCCAATTTCTTTCCAGCCGCGCCGGTCAATGACATTGCGAATGTTCTTGGAAAGGCCCTGCATACCGGGGTTGAAGAACGGCACAAGGGAAGCGTTCAGTTTGCGGGCCGCGAAGCCACCACGGCCAAAGTTGGTTGTAATGTCCGCCGCGTTGTAAAGCGCCTGCTGCACATCGCCTGTGTCCTCCATCGTGCTGATAAATTCAGCAAGTCGGGGGTACTGCTCGACCGCTTCATTGGCAAAGGAGAGAATGTTGATTACTCTATTCAACCCACCAGCCACTTTATCGACTGCACCGTTCTTGAAATGGTGGCGGTCGGAAAGCCCCGTCTTTGGGTCATAATAGGTAGTTCCTTTTCCGCCCATCGCCTGATAGAGCTGCCAATACTTCCCGTTCGTTGCGATTTCCTTTACGGCCTTGCCGTAGTTCTTAATGAATGTGGCATTGCTGTAATGGGTAAAGTACAATGCAGACTGTGCATCACGGACGAAATTTCGCACGATGAATACAGGGTTCCATTGCGTGACCAGCTTCTTGAATGTGCTGTTGATGGAGCGCAATGCTTTCATTCCAAAGGAATTGGATTGCTCAATGGGTCTAAACCCATCGGCCATTGCTTCACTCATGTGCAGAGTAACCGGTTTGCCATCCACCCAAATGCGCAGCGTGTTCTTGAGGTTCTCTGCGGAATCCGCATCAAGGTCAACGAGATCGCCTTCCTCTGTAACACTCTGAATGTATTCCGAGATATCACGGGTAGTATCCATTGCATCTTCATACAGCATATTGCCCAGAATGTTCTTTTTGGCTGCGGAGAAGGTCTGCAAGGTCTGCCTGGCAATACTGTCGATCAGCGGCATGATATCCTGGTTGCCACCTTTTGCGGACTTGATGGTGCTGTTCACCGCAACGCTGTTGGGATTGGAGTAGCCGCCGGAGGTGCTTGGCATATCGCGGTAGGTGGGAACATAGTGCGGATACAGTTCCTTCATGTACTGTGCCATATCAGCGCTCACGAGTCCGCCCTGCTTTCGCACCTCCATCAATCCGTCAAGGTAGGCATACACATCCTTTGCCCACTTCTCAAATTCAGGGTGTGCATCCAGCAGGTCAGCTGCGGCGGCACGGCTATCGTCTGCAGTCACGCTGCTGCCGAATACAGGCTTGTCAAACTGCTTTTCTGCCCACGCCTGGAACTGCTTATATTGCTTGGCGGCGGCAATCTGTGCCTCGGTGTAGGCTTTTGTAAGGGTAGTATCCTTGCCTGCGGCTGTGGCGATGTTCTCATCTGTCATTTCCGCAAAGCCGTTGACTTCCCTGTTCAGTTTCGCACGAAGTTCTGCAAGCTGCCGCTGCGCGTTTTCGCGTACACTCATGCGGTCTACATTGTGCTCATGCAACAGGTAGGTGTAAAACTCATCGGTCAAGCCAGCCTTTTTCGCCGGTTCAAATACCTGCATGAGGTTCTTATCGCCGATCTTCTTGCCGTTAAGGTCATACTGCCCGGCGCCGCCAATGGAATACTGCGCCGCCGCAGATGCCTGCCCGACATTGTTCGCTGCATACATGATTCTGCTGTCGCCGACTTCGTTCCCGAATCGCTCCAGCTCATCCTTAGTGTTGATCCACTGGCGCTTAAAGGTGCGCCAGTCTTTGGCGGCTTTCGCCTTAAAGGTTTCCTTGTCCTTCTTCGGCATTTCGGTCAGAACCTTGGCAACATCTTCCGTAGTGGTGGATTTCTGTTCCGCCGTCCTCAATCTGGCTTTGCTCTTTGCCCGATCCTCCCGCACCACTCGGTCAATGCGGTCCTGCGTCCTCCGCCGGTTGAATTCGTCCTTGGCTTCGGACAGCTTTTCGTTGTACTTGTCCCGCACCTGCCGATTGTTCGCACGGAGGTCAGCACGGTATTGCTTGGAAAGTGCGTCATATTTCGCCATGAATTCTGCACGGGCCTTTGCTGCCTTCTCTCGCTCTTTAGCCGCTGCTATTTCGGTGAGAAGTTTCGTCTCTGCATCACGCCAGCGGTCATTCATCTTCGCTTCCGCAGTTGCCTGCTGGCGATAGTCAGCAAGCTGCTGACGGATGTCCTTCACCTCAGCTTGTGCAGCCTTCAGCTCATCGTTTGCTTTCTCGGTTGCTTCGGAAACAACCCTGTCGATGTCGGCCATGTACTGGGCATCTTCCATGAGGGAGTAGCGGATATCCTTGCTTTCGGTTGGAGCGGTATTGTCAATGTTCTTAAATTGACTACTGTCAAACGCCACATACACGGTGGCATTATCATATTTGCCCTCTACAATGTATCCGTCATAACCAAGCGTATTGCGTGCTGCCTTAAGAACAGCGCCGGTGCCTGCTCCACCGTTCGCGATCTCTGCAAGGATTTCGCTATCACTATCGCTATATTCCATAGCCGCCTTTACGGTAGCATCCATCGCCCGGTTATACCATGTTTTTGAAGGGTACCCAATACCGCCAGCAGGATCGTAATTCACAAGCACTTCATCACCGGTCGGGTCAACAGCCTGCAAAAGTTTTTTTACTTCTGCCCTTGTCAGCGTAATCTCGCTATCGCTCAACGGCTTTTTGATATCAAGATACCCCTCAAGGAGTTGTCCGCCATCCTTTTGGTAGCCCTCTGCCATCGGCTTGTAGTCAGTGAAATAGAAGCCTTGCCCCTCGGAGCTGCCATGCTGGGACATGAAATCGGTGGAAAACTCGGTGAACACCGCCGGGCTGCCGTGATATACAGGTTTCAACCTGCCATCTGCGTCAACGACTTTGGAGCCGAAGAAATACTCCCGCTGCTCGGCAGAAAGCTCCCTGCCATCGCTGTCGGTGTCCATGAGTGAGTAGCTGCCTTCGGATTTCTCCTTCAGGAACCGGTCAACAATGTCGTGTGCGACAGGGAGTTTTCCATGGCCGCCTTTGTACTCGCTCAACATCTTGGCATTGTAGGTATCATCGAAGACAGGTTTGACTGCTTGCTGCGGGGCGCCAACCCCATCATTGTTGTACATCTTGTAGTCGATGAGCAGTTTCCAGTAGCCGGGATACTCGGTGAGGCTCTTACCCTCATACATTACTTCAGCAAATTTAGGTGTGCGACCGTCAGCTCTGCACTTCTCAAGGTAAATCTGTGCGTTCTCATCGCCTGTCTTGCTGAAGTCCCAATATTCAGCCGGGTCATAGTTTTCGATCTTCGTGCCAGCTTTCTTCTCGTTCTGATAGTCCGTAAAGTCCTCATACCCTTCAAGACCAAGGGACTTATACAAGGAGGCGCTCCAGCTCGATTTGTGGAACGGGATGATGAAGTCGATCTCCGGATCAGCCATCGCAGTGACGATATGCTTTACATTCTTGCCGACTAGAATGGTACCAACATTTTCGCTGAAGCGGGGGTCGTTGCGAATTGAAAAAGCCTCAGAAGCAGGCATCCCTTCTACATCGTCAAAAATAAGTTTCCCATTTGCGTCCACCCCATCTCCTTTTGCGATAAGCGAAAGGTTGATTTTGATGCCGGTACGCCCCATTGCTCTCGCAAACGAAGGGACTTTCGTGTACGCCTGCCCTTTTAAGCCCATCGAGGCCATATCGTACACAGCTTGCATCATATCGATGAGGTGAGGGACTTCAAAATCAGAGAAGGATTGGATGCGCAAACCACCATGGGAGTTCCGGCGGCTCACCTGCCCCTTTGTCATGTTAAGGATCTCACCACGGTAGTCCGTCCGTGTCTCGATCATCTTTGGCTTCTGCTGCCCTCTTGCATTCATATAGGCATTGAATGCCTTATAGACTTCTGGATGCTCCGCCTGCAAACGGTCAATGCCTTCTGCGGTCACGAGATCCGCAAGGGTGGGGGTAAACCCTTTCTCCGGATAAACGAACCGATTCGGGTCACTGTTTTCTATCCCCTTGCTGGTTGTAAGATCCTTGGTCTGCCCGGAAGCATTCACCTTCTTTATGTTTGTGCCTTCCGCCTGCGCTTTTCTGTACTGCTCAACAAATCCCTCGGATATTGTAGAGAATTCCCGTCTTGTGGACTCTACATAGCAAATGCCGCAAGCTACCTCGTACCCGGAATCCTTCATGATTTCACGGAGGTGTACGAAGTCTTCGCTTGTAAGAGGGGTATTCGGAAGTGCAGATTGGATTGCGTCCATCGTTCCGGAGAAAAGAAGCCGCTTGGCACACAGCGTGGAAAAATCGAGGCTGAAGTCATACTCAGAGTTTGGCTTCAAGGATGTATTGTTGCGGTTGGCCTCATAATCAAGCCGCGCCTTGTTATCGCCAATAATAGCTGCCACGCTATAGACGGAATTAATCCAGTCCGTTGCCAGCTGAACAGATACGCCGGTTGCCTTCGCAAGTCTTGTTGCATACTTGACCTTGTCCGTACCAAGTTCGCTTTCTCTAAACGACATGAGGGAATACCGGTTGGGAGCCGCAGAGTCTTCTCCTGTCACGGCTATTCCGATATCTTCGTACCCTTCCGGAAGGGCAATATCAACATCGCCGTTTCCAACAATTTTGACCTTGCTGGAATCCAACAATGCATCTTCTGCGCTATTCTGCATAGAATAGTTATTGACCGCGGCATCGGATCGTGGTACCATGTCAGCAGAAAAGCTGTTGCTCCCCATTTCAGAGGCAGTAATCGGTTCGGAAGAGCCGAGGGTCTGAGGCCTTTGGGAGACAACAGCTTTTTTGGTTGCGTTGTCAACCAAATGCAGCGTATTCACGCCGGTTTCTGCTTTACCCTCCATCCCATCAAGCAAAGCCTTCTGCGATTCGGACAGCCTGTTGTAGGCTTCCTGTGCAGAGGGCTTTCCTTTTAGCTTTTTGAGGATACGGTTCAAGAAACCTTTTATGCCGGTGGCGGCTTCCGTATTTCTTGCGCCGATGTACTCCAGCATATCCCGGCTGCCCAAAAGATCACCGCTGATATCTGCAGCGACTTCCTCCGCAGCTGCATTCGGGTCAAGCTCAATTCCATTGCGCTCGTACAGTTCGGTTTTGGCATTCATCATGCCCTTTACCATATCGGCATAGTCGGGGTTCTCTACCAGCGTATCAATCAGCCCGGAATACTTGCTATCAGCTACAAGGTCGTGAAACATCTCATGGCCGAAAGTAACCATCAGCGGATCGCGGGAATTGATGTTGACATAAATGGTGCCATCCGGTGCGCGATAGCCATTGGTCAGTCGGTACTGCCCATTGACCTGCACCGCACCCTCAAACCACACGATAGTCTTGCCAAGGTATTTCGCTGCATTGTTCACCTCGGCAACAGTTTTCTTTTTACTTCCGGGAATTTCAGCTTTCTTATAGCCGATCTCGGTATTGCCGCGCACATCGGTATTGGTGATCTCCTTGATACGGCGCTTGCCGTCTACATCGGTAATGGTGTTTTGCTCAACGGAAAGCCATCTTTCATCGGATTCCCGCTGCATCTGCTCCGCCTGCGCCTGCATATCGACATCGAACTGGGCAGCAGCCTGTTCTCCTGCAGCAGCGACACGCTGGGCATATTCCGCCTGGGAGATCGCCTGTTTACCGGACTTCGCAATGTTCTGCGTAGCCACTTCGATAGCGGCAATATCCTGTGCTGTGTTTCCGCTGAACTGTACGCCGGTCAACTGGGAGAATGCCTGTCTTGCGGCAGGGTCGTTATTGATGCGAGCAGCTACGCCTTGGTTAGCTGCTACACCGGCAAGGGCGCTGTTGTAGGCTTTCTCTCCTGCGTTGGCAGGATTATCAACTGTGGGCGCAAAAGCCTGCCCTACGCTGTCCTCTGCTGTTTTAATGGATTGTGTGCGCTGGGCATCGGTAATAGCTGTTGCTACGGCTTGCGGAGTAGCTTCCACATTCAGCTTTTGGGCTGCCTGCGCCAGCGCATCCGCTTTGGAGACCATTGCCTTGATCTCATTGATGGAGACCTGGGTAATATCGTTCTGGATTTTGGAAAGGCCGCTCTCGGCATCATAGGTGAGGTTTGCTTCATACAGTCTGCCCACCATTTGGTTGCTGGGGTTCTTCTGCACCTCCGCCGCATAAATGGCAGGTGCGGTGCCTGCGCCTTTCTCCATGCCCTCCTGCACCTGCTGTGCTACGGCAGCAGGGGAAGCATTCAGTGCCTTGCCTACACGGCTGTAGGTGACGGAACGCATTGCAGCGTTGCCGCCGCCCAATACACCGCCTGCAAGAGCACCCAGCAGGATATCATAGCCGAAGTTGTCCATCTCGTCACTGTCGCCGGTGAGGGCCTTTTCAATGGCGTAGTTGATAACATCCTCTGCGCCCTCCTCAATGCCTTCGGAGAGAGCGTCCCGCAGCCACTTGCCACCCACGGAATTGGCGAGGTTATACAGGCCGGGGGCTTCCGCCATCAGTTTCTTGGCCACGGCCTGCCCGGCGGCAGACTTGCCCAGCGAGCCATACAAACCGCCAAACTGTTCGGTAAGCATGGAAGCGCCACCGGCAGCGGAGCCGAGTACGAATGCTGTATCCGTATTCCCGTACTTCTCATAGGCATCTGCATATTTATTGCCCGCGGCGGATGCAGCCATCACGGGCAAACCGGAGCCGGGGAGGACCGCGTTTGCAACAAGGGACGGCACCATGTTCGAGATCGTATTGACCAGCTGCAGCGCTCCGCCCTCAACAGCACCAACGCTGGCTACATTCTTTTCGTGGCGCAGTTCTGCCTGCGTCTTATAGTCCGTGATGGGGATTTCTCTCTTATCGGCAAGCCCGGCCCGCTTTACGGCTTCGGTACCGCTTACGCCGCTTTCCATCAGCCGCTTGGCTTCCCATGCCTGCGCTTCCGGATTACCGGAAAGATACGACGATGCTGCAGCGGCATACTGCCTCATGCTTTGGAATGCATTCTGCACACCAGCAAGGGCAGCATCGCCTGCCTTGAATTTATTCTCGTCCGGGTTGTAGTCCTCTACCGCTTCCGCATTTCGCTGGTTCTTCCACTGGGTATAGGCGTTGGTGTAGTCAATGCCTGCGCGGTTGGCAATTTCCAGTTGCTCCTCTGCCTGCTTCTGCATATTGCCTGCCCGCATATAGGCACTCAATTTAAGCGCGGCATCGTCCCGCTGCTTTTTCAGCGCATCCACCTGCTTTTTCATAGCGTCGCTCTGTTTACGAGAAGAAGCCCCAGCAGGCGCAGCCTGGGTAGGCTGCGTGCTGGGGGCAGAGGGATTATATTGGGTAGCTTTCTTCACAGATTGAACAAGAGAGTCAATGCCGCTCCGCTGGTAGTTCTGCTCAAGCTCCGCGGCAGGCGATGCACCGATAGATTTTTGATAGTTTTGTTCCAGCGTTTTTCTATCCATTTTTCCTCCTGTTATTCAAGTCCGAGAAGTCTTGCCGCCATTGCATCAGAATAACCGGCCCGGCGCAACATGTTGTAGGAGTCCTGCAAGGCGGCATTGTAATTTGGGTTGTCCTTTTTGGTGGTTTTTGTCTTTGGCTTCGGGGCCTTTGCCAGCCCGGCGGAATAGCTTGCCTGCGCGCTCATCTTACCGCTCTGCGGCTCCCGGTTCGCCTGAATCATGTCAAGGTATGCCTGATTCACCGCATCGGAATAGGCGTTATCCGCATCGGCAAGGCTGCTGTTATAGCGGTTGTTCAGCCGGACATAGGAGCTTTCCGCAAGGCCGCCATTGATGCCCTCACGGGCCAGCTGCCCGGGGAGGTTCTTTAGCGCCATCTCTTTGGCAATGTACGCCCTGCGTGCATTGTCCTCCCGCTGCTGGGCCGCCTGTTTCTGCTGGGCCTCATACATCTGCTGGTTGTAGGCAAGCAGCTGGTCATAGGCAGCGGTCTGCGCGTCCAGCTGCGCTTTCAGGCTCTCAAGGTATGCGTCCCGCTCGGAGGTGTCCGTCACGGTGGAGGAAATTGTCGGGGAAACTCCAGCCAGGTTAGCCTTTGCCGAAGCAAGAGCTCCGCCCTTTATCGCTGCATCTACAGCGCCCCTGCCGGGTCTACCAACAGAATCCGCAGCAGCGGTTGCTGCTCTACCTACATCGTACCCAATCGGTTTTATTGTGCGGTTGCTGCCGCCATCGTTTACAAGGGTTGTGTTCTTTCTCAGTGCCAAAATTACCCCTCCTTGTCATATGCCGCTGTGTCATACTGCTCCACAGCGGCTAAAATTCTTCCACGCAGCGCCTGCGCGCTGGCGTGTTCGTTTCTGTACTTCTCTTTGATTTCTTCCAGCTCGGCGACCAGCTTATCATAATCGCTCGGCGCCTGGGTATCGTCATTGAGATACTGCCGCACCAACGCCAAAAACGCGCTCCAGTGCGGTCTGATATAGGCAGGGCAATCTTTCCTTGCGTACCAGTCATGGTGCTGGTAGACTGCGGCTTCGTCCAAGCCATGCCGTTTTAGAATAGCAGCGCAAAGTCTTGCACCGTTATCTTCGGCAATCCGGTTATACTCGGCATCAGTTCCGTCCATGATGATCTCGATGGCGATGGTAGTGCTGTTGCCGGGGCCATAGTTTCCATCGGCAGCGTGCCAGCCAACCTCGCTTTCGTCAAGGTTCTGCCATGCTTCGTTCTCGTCCACATAGTAGTGGACACGGACAGACCCCATATTGCAGTTGGGATAAGTTGCACGGGTGTACTGCTCGGCCATTGTGGTACCGTTGGGGACTTTAATCCGACCAGTATTGTGAATAGTCACACCGTTAATGGCGGATAACGCCCGGTTTGCCTTGTACTGCGTACCTTTGCGGTATGTATAACCGGCCTCGGTATAGTCTCGGTTCCATACGGCGCTATCAGGAATAAGCTTTTCACATACCTTTACGCCGTTATCATAGCGTACATTATCGGGAGAGAGGAAAGCCATTAGGCTTCCCCCTTTCCTTCGGCATCCAAAATAGCCGCATCAGTGTGTTTGACCATGCCGGTGGTGGCTGCGTCATATGTACCATTAGCAGCCAAAGCGACAATAACAGCGTTCAGCAGGCACAGCACCACGCCCTGCACCGTCAGAGCAGAGCCGTTAAAGGCTTCGGCTCCGATGAGGATGGCCACAGAGATGATGTAAGCAAGCAGCTGGGTGTTGATGTTCTTGAGGGGGGTCTGCTTGAGGAACTGGGTAATGATTGTGACCATCATTACAGCGCCTGCGTAAGTACCAAGGGAAGTCCAAGTTACAAATTCGTTCATTTTATGTCCTCCTTAAAGGAATTTGAGTTCGCCACGAATACAGCGGTCGTGGACGCTCTTAATGTTGCGGATCGCTGCATCCGCTTTGGAATTGATGTAGACATCTTCGTGCTCCACACAGTACTCTGTGTAGTTGTCGATATCCTCCAGCACATTGTTGAAGGATTCTTCGCTGTGGTTCGCCCCACGGCGCAGCTCGTCCGAAAAGCGCAGGATGCGGATGCGGCACATATCTGCCCGGTAGCGTTCGTCAGAATCAATATGCTGTTGCAGCTTATTGTCCAAGGCTGCCATACCGGAGATAATCTGATCCTGCTTGTCCTGCTTGCGGTCAATACGATGCAGCAGCCAGCTAATGACGGTAGCCAATGCGCCGGAGCCGAGGAGGGCCAGTGCAATTTCCATCGGTTATACCTCCTCGAAATAATGTCCGATAAGCTCATGCGGGAGGTACTGCAGGATAATGGTGCCCGTTTCACTTCCACGCTTGCAGAGGTATGTTTTGCCGTCCTCCGGGTCAAGGTAGTACTTACCGTATTCATATTCCATACCTCGACTTGCAGGAATGGGGTCATCAATAGAACCGGCATGTCCAGTGTTAATTGCTGTCCACAGAGCAGGAACCTTACTCGGCTCCCAACCAGCCTGCGATGTGTGCGCCTGGATGCATTTATATAGCTTGTCAGCTTCTCTGCGTCTGTCGCCAACAACATATGCAACATCAGCTTCCCAAGGCAGGAACAGCATAAGGTTCTTTACAGCTTTATCATCAGGGAGGTTGCCGCAAACATTATCCATGCTCGTCCTAATCTGTTCTGCCTGTTTCTGAATATCATCACGCATCTTCTGTCACCTCCTTTTCTTCGGTTTCTACGCCAAGGGCTTGAAGAGCTGCTTTCAGCTGTTCCAGCTCTGCTTCCTGCTTTGCTTTTACTTCTTTGGCTTTTTCTGTGTAATAGCCCATTAGTTCACCCCCATAATGTTAAGAGCATTAAGTGTATCAAGGATATAACTTTCGCCAGAAAGTGTTTTCCACTGATTTGTAGTTGTATCGTAAATATAAGCATTTGTGAGTTGAGCGATGTTGTTTGAATCTCCGATGTAAGCATTTCGTAAGTAGGCTTCAAATTCGGATTTTTGACCTTTTACGACTGTGAATGGATTGTCAAAACCAAAGTCTGCTTGTAGAAATAAATGATTTTGTTGCAAAACAGTCGATTGTGTAAATGTTTCTACTGAAGAAACTCCAGAACCACCAAGAAGATAAAATTTATCACCAACAAATCCACAGCAAGCTGATACTCTACTTGCGTGCAATTCAGACTCAAGCACGTCAACGGCCAAGTTATCTAAATTTACACGAATTATCTTTTTTTGATACTGAGTAGAATCTATATTTCCAAAGATATATGCATAGCTACCGATTCTACAGCACCTATTTGCTTGGTTCACCATATAAGGTAGTACATTGTTATTCTGAGTATATTCTTGTGTATCGACATCAAATGTCTGTATAGACTTCCGTGGGTCAAATGAGACTCTTGTTGTGCCTCCAAATACATAAACTTTGCTTCCTACTGCAACACAAGCTGCATTATAGGTTCCTTGAGCTTGTACTGGCATATTCCCATGATAAGTAAATTTTTCTGTTGTTACATCGAAAACTGATACAGTAGCAGAGTTTATACTTCCAACATATGAACCAACAAGAAATATTTTATTGCCACTAACACAGCCACTTGAAAAATAGTATACTTGCGTACCGGGAAAGGGATAAGAAACATTTCTTAGTGTAGTTTTTTCTCCTGTTTCCAAATCAAACTTATCTACATACTCGGAATCTGCTCCAACATTATGATTAAAAGTATATATGTATTTGCCAACAGTAAATGCGAGTACATAATATTGGTAAACCAGGTCTGAATAAAAAGTCGTTTTTTCTCCCGTTGTTACATCATATCTATATATATCATTTTGCTGGCTACCTGTATATGGACAAACAGAATAAATATAATTACCGTATGAACACATTTGCGGGTAGTCATTTCTAAGCTGAGAAAAACCAACTGTCCAATTCTTTGTCTCCGTGTATTCATTTCCATAATTCAAAACAGGACTGCATTTCACGAAGTCTGGCTTACTTACCAACGGAACCCATAGTTTGCTTGTATCTACGGGAGGGGTGGAACCAAAGTCAATGTTCAAATCAGCTCCACCACCACCCAATGTAATAGGATTTCCTAAAATACTCATATTCACCCTTTCCGGGGTGAGTATTTAGTTCACCCCTAATATATTTAGTGCGTTCTGCATATCCGCTACATAGCTTTCACCGGAGAGGGATTTCCATTTGAGGTCTTTGCTGTCGTAGAGATATGCGTTTGTTAATTGTGCTATATTGTTGCTGTCACCAAGATAGGAATTGATTACCTTAACCTTTAAGTCTGTATCTTTGGATTTAAGAGCCGTCCACAAGCCATCGTAGCCGTAGTCCTCTTGCAGGAACAGGTGGTTGCTGGTAAGTGGAGTTTCAATGACAAACTCCAAAGACGAAACAGCAGCTTCGTATGCTCCGATTATAAACCCTGTACTACCCACAACAGCAGCTCCAGCGCCAGATATCGGTTTTGGTAGCTTGTATGACAATTTGGTAATAGTCTCGCTCTCCGTATCAAACCTATATACTGTTTGATCGTAGCTTCCAAACACATAAATGTTTTTCCCAAAGGGAAATGCAACGGCAGGATAGTTCGCTCCAATTGCGGATGGAACAGAGACTTTAAGTATAGACAATGTATTTGTTGCCGTGTCAAACTTTTGAATCATATTCGAATTTTGCGAATCTAATGTTCTACCGCCAAATAAATATACAATTTTCCCGACAGAGGCAATTGCAAACGCGCCGAATGGATTTTTATTATAATCAAACTGTACAGATAGTTTTACTATTGTTTCGAGCAACGGGTCAAATACGGCTATCCACGGATTAGTATAATTTGAAATTCCTCCAATAAGATATATTTTGTCACCAATTACAGCAGTTCCAACATCTTCTGCTGACCAAGGAAGAACAACACCACTTAATGTAGTCAGTTCATTTGTATCAACATTAAATTTGGTAATTCTATTCGTGTATCCGTCACTTCCGGTGTATCCGCCGAATGTATATAAATTTCTTCCATAAGCAGCCCCGCCGCCATTTACCCATAGAGGTGTATTCACATTTAATTTTGTATATTCTTTTGATTTTGAGTTAAAAGAATACATCGGCTGATTTCTACCACCATAGTAAATTAACAAATCTTCCCCAAAATACCCAAGAATAGCAGAGTTAGTGGTTCGAACAGGCGGTTCTGAATTGTATGTTAAGTACTCACTACCATAGTTCAGTACAGGACTACACTCAACAGCATCAGGCTTTTTAGTCAATGGTACCCAGAGCTTTGTGGTATCTGTTGGAGGGGTAGAACCGTAATCAATGTTGAGTTTTACCCCCCC